CACGCTCCCGCTGAACCCGCTCCTGCAACTTGCGGAACTTGCTCTCGGCAGCGTTCAGTTCGTTGACCGCCTTCTTGTACTCAGGCGACACAAGCGGGTCCGCAAGGGCGCGGGTCTTGCGCGTCTCTGCGATTTCCTTGATGAGTGTGGCGCGCTTGGCGGGGTCGGTCGTCACCCGAAGTTCGTCCAGGGCTTCCTTCATGCGCTGCGTGTGCCCGCCGACAGCCGCCTTGGATTGCGCGTCCATCTCCTTGCGGGACTCGCGCAGTTGCTCAAAGATTTCCTTGGTCGCCATAAGGTCGCGATCAATGTCAATGGCTTCAACGCCTTGCTTTGCCGCACCCTCGGTTGCCTTCTTGGCGTCCACAATCTCAAAGTCGTCGCCGACCTGCTTGAGCCCAAGGGTGGCAGCCTCGCCTGCCTCGGTCACGCGCTGCGGGCGGGCAACAACGGCAGGCGTGCCGTACTCGTCGCCGGTTCGCACGATGCCCTCTCGCGCTACCGTCTCGCCGACCTGCGACCCGTAACCCTCCAACTCGCGCCCGATACGGGTGGACTCCGACACCATGTTCTGCGTGACCGCTTCAACGGCGGGGTCGTCCTGCGAACGATAGTCCTCGCCCATGCGGCGCAGTTTGGCACCCATGCGAGAGGCTACCCTACCGAGTGCAGGGGACGCTGCGCCGACGACTGCGGGGATGTTGGGTGCCAATGCTCCGAGAGCCGCGCCGACCATAGGGGCGCCGAAGGCTGCTCCAAGCACCGCACCGACCTGGGCGCCACCACCGGAAGCCTGCGTGCGAGAGAGCGCCTGCCCAACGGGGCGAAGCACTTGCCCCATGCGCTGCATCGCCGGGGCGCGTTGCACGGCGGCAGTCGCGGCTCCGGGTTGACCTGCGGCATCGGCGACGCCTTGAGCAACCGGAGTAGGTCCGGGAGTGATTGGCACTTCGCCGGGTTGCACATCCGGCACGCGGGCATTGGCGGTTGGCGCAAACGGCTCCGGGGCCTTGCCTGCAAGCCGGAACGCTTTGACGCCCTTGCTGATAGCCTGCAATGCGAGGATGGCCGCAAGTGAAGTCTCCACCGGCTGATAGGTGAACGCGCGCCTAGGGTCTTGACCAATGAGCATCGCCTGCGCGACTTGTCCGGGGCCGACGGCTTGTGCCAACTCCCCGCCGAACGCCTCGTACTGCCCCATGCTTTGAGGCGGAATGTCCGCAACAGCCGAGAGCCCTTTCCCGACGAACTTGCCGAGGTTGTCGATGCCGCGCAAGCCGGAGACTGCGGAGGCGTGTTCCAATCCCTTCGCCGCAACTTCCGCTTGGCGCAATGCCTCGGCTTGCTGAGAGAGTTGCCGGTCAAACGCAGCCTGAGATCCCGTAGGGGCATCGAGGTACATCGACGGGTCGCCGCCGCGCATCGAAGCGTAGTCCGGGGCAGACAGCCACGAACCCGCCTCTTTGAGCGCGCCGTAAGCCATTGGGACCAACGGCAGAAGCGGGACAGAGACAGGCTCCTTGAGCATTCCGGCAGCCGCCCTCGCGCGCCATGCTGCTCGTTCTGCTGCGCCAAGCGGATCTGCCATGATGCCCTCTAGTCCTCGCCGGGTTTGGTGTAACGGGAGTTATTGGTAGGAGCGGTTGGATCGGCGGGAGTTCCGGCTTCCGCCTGCTTGGCGGCGAGGGCTTGCTTGTAGGCGGCGTTGAATTGCGGCAATCCTTCCAAGTCCTTGATGCGCTTCACAACACCTTCGTCAAGCCCAAGGTAATCAGCCAACTTCTCGCCGGTCGGCAACGCCGCGTCGCCAATCTGTTCCTTCTTCATGGTCGCCTGAGCGAGCAAAGCCGCCGCACGGTTGACGGCAGCCTCGTTGGACTTTGCCCACTGTGCGACGAGTTGCGCGTGCCTGTCGCGCTCCATCGAGCCGCGCTCGGGGATGCCCGCCAGGGAGGAGACGGCTTTGGCGGCGTCGGTGTAGAGCCGATCGGCTTCGTCGCGGACTTTGCGGACCAACTGCGCTTGCTCCTTGGTGGCACCCTTCCCGCCAATCATCAGCGAGAAGCCTTTGCCTTCCTTGGGCTGCTCGTTCAACTTCTTGAGTTTGAGCAAGTAGTCCACAGGGGTCAACTTGTTGGTGCGGCGAGCCGAGGCCGAGGCGTTGGCGGCGATGCCGTAGTCCTTCGCCATGCCCGCCTTGGTCTTGGGCACCAGCACTTCGGTCTGAGCCGCGACGTTCTCTGCCGAGGCTTGCGCGCCGACTGCGCGGGCAGCTTGACTGCGAGCGCCGACCTCTGCCGTGCCAAGGCGGCGAGCCGCGTCTGCCTGCCGGAAGTTCATCCTGTCCGCGTCGACCAGTCCCTTATCTTCCATGCGCTCGCCAACGCGACGCTGGTAGGCAGCCTTGCTCAAGGCCGTCGCGAGGTCTGATGCGCTCTCAGGCGCCTGCGTAACGCCGGTCAAGGCGCCCATCAGGCGAGTACGTTCCCGCCCAACATGCGCGCCGCCGAGCAAGTCCGCGAACACCGACTGCGCCCGCGCGCCTCTCATGCTGCTGCGCGAGATGGCGTCGGCAACCTTCTGGATCGCCTCGCGGTCGCCGGTCGCTTTGGCCTTGGTAATCAAGGCTTCCAACTGCGGCACTGAGTAGTCGTACTCCTCGACCTGCAACGGCTGCCGACGCTGGGCAGAATCCAAATCCGCAGAGATCGCGCGTTCCGACTGGTCGGGTTGCGACTCTTTGTAGTTCTTCTCCAACTCGGAAACGTACCCCTCGCCCTTACCAATAGCCTCGCCGGCTTCTTCACGAGCAGGAACGTAGGCTGCCGCGTTCTGCTGCTGCGCCCGTTGAACCTGCTGGGCAATGTCGCCCTGTGCCACGTCCACCTTCTGCTGGAGCGAGGGTGCTGCCTTCCGAGGACGCGCCTGCGGACGGGGAACAAAACCCGCACCGGGGAGGTAACGCTTGACGACGCCTATCCACGAATTGTCTTTGCCTGCGCTCAAGTCCTCGGTTTGCGGCTGCTGCTGCTCCAACATCGCGCGGAACTCCGGCGTACCGGGTTGCGGCATCCCCGCCTGCGGAGCGTTGAACAGTCCTGGAGGCAGAACCTCGTCGCTGCTCATACCTAACAGCACCTCTTGCGGAGGTAGCCCTTGCGGCAGCAAGCGCGGGTCGTAGGGCGCCTTGGGTTGCACGCTGCGGCGGTCCATCGGCGGGGTGTGCCCCCAATCCAACTGGTCTACTGCTGGCACTGCAAATGCCGCCTGAGCGGGACGTTGCGCCGAAGTCTGAGTGGAGCCGACAGCGCCCATGCCAAGCATAAGGTCGGCGGCGCGGGAGCGGGCATCCCTCTCGGGAGTGTTGCCGTCGTCGAGGCGCATCCGGTATGGATTGGCAGGCTGCATAGAGCGCGGCAACTGCTGCGGAATCTGTGGCACCGGAACTTGAGGCAGCATGTCCATGCCGGGGATAGGCGCCCGCAGGCGCTCCATCGGGGACATACCAACAGGGTCAACCCCGCCAAAGAATTGCGGGTCAGGCTGCACGATGGGCGGCGCAAGCGCCTCCTCGTAACTGCGCCGCCCTGCTCTCTCCGGGGGAGGTTGCATCGAAGCCATGGCGCCACGCTCTGCACCGCTTTGCAGTAACGCATTGGCAGCTCGCGCCCGCCCAATCTCGGCCAGGCCAGCATCCGCCGCCTGCACTTGCGACTCGACGTTACTGTTCGCCAACCCGACGATGCCGGGTCCAATCAGTTCGTTGCCCAGCACAGAGCCGATTTGCACGGCTTTGCCCGCCATATCGAGGCCCTGCCCCACGTCCTGCATAGTGTCGCGCCCGAAGGTGCGAGGGCCGCGACGTTCGCCGGCAAACAGTGCCGCCTGCGGATTGACGATGATGCGCCCCACGGTGCCCTCCTATACGTCGATGTTGCCCTTGCGGACTTGGTTCGCAAGGTAGAGCGCGTGATTCTTGCCAGCTCCGGGAGGCAGAGTGGCGGCGTAGGATTCAAGCGAAGCGGCCACATCCTCGTCCTCGCCCACCCAATTGTTTGAGTTGGCGGCGACAATCTCGTCGAACTTGTCGTTCACGATGTTCACTTCGGCTGCGTCGTCGTCGGCGCCTGTGCCGGCTTCGGCCTCAAAGGCGACCTGATCCATGAGCGCCTGTGCCGCCTTCTCGCGGGCACCGTAGATGCTCTCGTCGGTCTGCGCTTGGAGTTGTTGCCGCATCGCCTGCTGCTGCAATCCGAGTTGCGCCAACCCCTGCCCCGCCTGGTTCTGAGCTTGGAGCATCGCGCCATACCCGCCCATGCCGCCTGACTGCCCCGCATTAGCGGCAAGACCCTCGGCAGCCTGCTGCGTCAAGTCCTGCTTCTGAGCGCCAAACTCCTTGCCCTGCGCGCCAAGCATGTCAGCCGCAGCCTTCTGCTTGGCAGACACGCCTTGGTTGGCGAGGTCGGTCTGCGACTTCTTAGCCGCAACCGCCTGCTGCCGCAACCCGGCTTTGGTCTTGATTGCGGCCATATCGGCAGCGCCGCCCTTGAGATGCACGTTGATGGGGTCCGCCATTTGCTACCTCACAATCTGGTTCTTGGTCGTCGCCAAGTGCTTCTTACCGTAGATGAACACCCAATGCCCGCCGTGGCCCGCCCAAGTATAGCCGGGATCTGCAAGCCCTGCACCTGCCGCTTGAATAGACATGCGAACTTCTAGGGCCTGCTCGCACCCTCCGGTCAACGGAGGGGCGACAACGGCGCCTGCGGTGTCGTAGGTGTTCGTGCGCGTCACAGTGCGGGAGGTTCCCCGACTCGCCCAAATGGGAAAACCCTGGGCGGCAAAGCCTGCGCCGGTTGGCCCAACCGGTCCGACCAGCGGAACCGACATGAGGCGCACAGGTCCAAGCGTTGAGCGATAGGTGCAGCGGTCAATCGTGCCGGTCCACGAGGCGCAATCCGTTGAACGGTAGGCAACCTGCGAGACGGCGTTGAGGTCGCTGCGGATGCCAGACAGAAGCCCGACGCCGCACGCCCAGGTCTGCGTTGCAAGGTTCGGCTCTGCGCCAGAAGCCAGCGCCGACCACCCGCCAAAGGCGTTGCTGCGTCCCGGCATTGACCAGTTGAGCCCGGCGACGACGTGGTGAATCGTGATTGGGTAGGCAAGCGGGATGATGCGGCGGTCGCAGAGCGCGTTGTTGTAGGGCGCCGCGCCCACGTTGTTCGCGCTGCCCACGTTGGTAGAGCAGATTGCGCCGCCCTCCACCATGTTCTGCATCATGGGCACCGCGATAATCTCATAGGCTGCGGTGTCGTCGAGTTCTTCGTATTGCGGTAAAGAGCCGTCGCGCTCGTAGGAGCCTGCCACACCGCGCTGTGCAACCGCGTCAAGCGCCGCCATGTTGGTTGCAACACCGTCGTTGCTCGCCGCCTCAATGGTAGTGTCCGCTGCCGGCGCGGTGATAGTGACCGCGTGCGTCGCCGGGATACCGAGGTGAGACGGCATGTTCTGCATAGGGAAGCCGAGAAGCGACACGTCCCGGCTCATCAGTTCGCAGACGAAACGCAGCGAGACGGTGACGGCGGGAAGGGCGAGGTAGACGCCATCGACCTCGGCGGCTTCGTAGGCGCGAGGCCAATCCAGCACAAGGACGTATGACTTCCACGGCGAGACAGCCTTGCGAAGCGATTGAATAACAAACGGATTCGCACGCAGGAACGCAGACTGAAATGCAAGCGCGGGCAGTTCAACCGAGAACACCTCGGCGTCCGGCTCCAAGGAGGTGTTACCGAACACGGTCGGCGAATGCTCCAAGAGGGTCAGGTGTAAGGTCAGGTTGAGCGCGGCGGCTTGGCTCAACCTGCCGTCCACGCTGCCGGCTGCAACCGGGGTAATCTGTGGGGCAGCGCCTTCGTCGCCTTGGTCGAATGATAACTGCACTTCTTCCAAGTACATGCGCGGCGGTGCTGCGCTGAGGTTCGGTTGCGTGCCATTCCAATACTGTTGCGGCAGCGGTAGGACGAATGGGACCGGGACGCCGTTTGCGTTGGTAAGAAGTCCGGGCGGTGTGCGAAACGCCCAAAACGGCAACTGCGGGAAATGCAGGTTGACGCGGAATGGTGCCCCCTTCTCCGCACAGTTCTCCGCACCGACAAGCGCTGTAGACAGCGCCGAGGCGACCGACTGCAACGGGGTAAAGACGTTCTGTAACGCCAACTTGACGCCGCGCGCCATGCCGCCTCTGGTGAACGTGGGCATTACTGCACCTCCTCAAGAAAGGTCAACGTCCATGACCAGTTTGCATCTGCCCAAGGGCGAACCGACCAGCCGTGAGCGCCAGCAAAATTGTATCGCGGAATCACGATGCCGAGGCGGACGCGGGACAGTTCGGGCAGCGCAATACCAAGCCCGCGCTCCTCAAGAGCAAAGCCCCAAAAGCCGTTGAACGCTCGGACCACAGAAGGGTAGTGCGGCGGCAACATCGTGTTGGCGTAGGCAGGCGCAGGCAGCGCGTCGTTCATGCTCCAGAACGCCCGCATATCCAATCGGTTGAACAGGTATTGGAGAAGCGATTGCCGGCGAATGTCCGGGGTCCAGCGGTCGTCCACGTCCACGAGAACGGTCATATCGCCGTCCACCGTCGCGCAGTTCGGCGCAACTGCCCGCCCGTCGTAGTCCAAGGAAACCGCAATGCCGTCGAGGATCGCACCCTTGGGCATGGCGATCTTCGGCCCCCACACCACGATGCGGTCAAACGGAACCGGGATCATCTCCGGGTCAATGTACGGGTTGCGCGTCCCCTTGTACCGCCATTCGTTGCGCTTGTCGTCGGAGTTGTAGAAGAAGTCGGAGTTGTACGCGGACATGAACGGCAACTGCCGGTTCTCGCCGCCGCCCATATTGAAGCCGCCGACCAACTGTGTCTGAACATAACGCTTCGCCCGGTTGCGCTTGGGGATTGCATTCCAAAAGGAAACAATGTCCCGCATGGCGCGGTCTAGGCGATTGCCGTCCGCCGTGGTGCCGGGGGAGAATTGCTCTTGCGTTTGCTCGCGGTTGCTGAGTCCCACCCTACACCTCGAAGATCACGGTGGCGTTGACGTGCGCCCGCGTGGTTGCATTGTAGCACCCGACGATGCCGACTGCTGCGGGGAGTCCCGCGTTGTTTACCACGTTGCCCGCTGCCACCGCGTCGCCAAAGGTGCAGCCAACGAACACCGCACGCCCGCCTGCCGCCACGTCAACGAAGTTGCCGCCGAGGCCGCTGGGCCGCGTGAACCGGCAGTTGTTGAACACGACCCGAGCGCCTGCGGCGACGGTCACTTGAGCGCCTGCGGGGCGCCGAACGCGAGCATCGAAGTGAATCCCTGAGAACACCGCGCCAACACCTGAGACGGCAACCTGCCCGATCTCGACCGCGCCGGGTTGTCCCGCGACCTGGCCCCAAGGCTTTGCCACCGCTGCGCCGGGGTGTTGCCCTGCAAGCAGAAGCGCGCTGTTGTCCGAGTTCGCAAGTTCGCTGTACTCGTCGCCCTGGATCAGCAGCGACGGTGCGAGGGCAGTCGCCAACTCAAAGAGCCGGTCGATCTGCGAGTCGCCCTCAATGCTGTGGCGGTCCTCGTTTCGTTTATCGGGAAGCCCTACAACTTTCACGGCTTACCTCCCGATGCGGCGGCGACCACCCATCTTGAGCACCCGAGTAACGACCTCGCGCAACACCATCTTCTCAGCGCGGTCCCGCACATGGCCGAACAGCAGAACCGAGATCGTCTCGCCGCGAACCGAGTCGGAGATGGCGATGGTATCGACTTGCTCGTCGTCGACGAGGTAGTTGCCTTTGGTGGCGTCAGCGGTTGATCCCCACTTGAGCCCGCCGTCAAACACCCTGCGGATCATCGCCGCCGTGGCGTCTTTGACGCGGGAGCGGGCAGGGACCGTCTTGGCGACAAGTTCGTTCTGCCAACCGCTCCAGTCCACAATCTGCCCGCTCCAGTCCTTCCAGTCGCTTGAGTAGTAGGCGTTGAGCAATCCCCAAGGCCAAGCCGCTGCGATCCCGCTGGTGCCCTGCGCGTGTGTCAGAACCCGCAGGAACATCTCGCGCAAGCGAACCTGCCCGCCGCCGTCGAGTTGAGCGCCCTTGAGTGCCCAATCCACCGGCTGCGCGGCGTCGTCGTTGTTGTGCAGCATGTAGGCACCGGTCAACGGCACTGTGCTTGTTCGGTCAAACTGCCGCCAGGTGCGAATGCGCGCCTGCACGTTGAACGCTGCTGAGACACCGACGAAGGGAACAGTTGCCGGGGCTATTGCCCAAGCACACCCTGTCGACGGCTGCGTCGTTACGCGGGTCATGGCGATGTAGAACAGCGGTTGCTCTAGGCGTCGAGAAAGGTTGAGCGGGATCACCGAGTTGTAAGTCAACGAGATTTGATTGGCTGCCGGCCTGTTGATTACCCAACCCGCCGAGGTCAGCAACCGCTCGTTCGGCCACACCACGTCAATCGCCGGTCCTGCGCCGACAAGCAGCGGCGCCCATCGGGTATCGTCAAAGGTCACGTCTGCGTCGATGTAGCCTACCGGCTGCCCGTTGGCTGCGTCGCTGGGTTGCACGGTTACGGGGATGAGCCAAGCTCCGCCGGCTCCGACCGCGTTGCCGCCTGCCGATGCCGTCCAACCCTGCCACAACTCGATCGGCTTTCCGAACGAGATCACGGGGTCGTCTGCGGCAACCGCGCCGTGATGCGTCCACCAACCGAGGTGCTGCCGGTTGTCCTCGCCGTACTCAACGCTGCGATCAATGCCGCCGCCTCTGCCGAGTTCTAGCAAGTACCAACTCGCGGTTGTCTCTTGGTCCGCCATGAGCGAACTGCTGAACGTCTCCGGTCCAGCCGCCGCAAACACCCGCCCGTCAACCGCGCAAAGGGCTTGCAGGTCCAGCGACGAGATGCCAACCGTGGTAGCGAAGTTGCTTGCCCGGCTCTCTGCCGTCCAAATGCTCCACTGATTGCCGGTGCGGCACAGGACCGCTTGCTCGGAGGGAAACAGGACGAGAAGCCTGTCACGCAACGGCTCGTAAGCCATAGAGACTTTATCGAGGTCGCGCCATTCCCATTGCAGTCTCGGCGTCTCGCCGGTCGGCGGGGTGTACCCGCCCTGCTGCGTCATCAGGAACGCCGACAGCGGATTGCCGAAGCCTTCCGTCACAAGCGACTTGAGCGCGGGGGCTGCGTTCTCTGCGTCGTACTGCCCGCTTGACGCGAACACGCCGCGCTTTCCAAGCCACACAACGCCTTGGTTGAACGCCAACTTCGCGCCAGGTCCAGCACAGCCTGCGTCCCCGCTCACCAACCGCCAAGAGCCATCGGTCTGAAACGTCCCCGCCTTGGGGCGGTAGATGCCGAACTCCGTCGAGGTCCACACCAACAAATTCTCAAAGACCGTGGCAATCGCGGTGATCTCGTTTTGGAGCGGCAGCGTCACATCGTTGCCGGCGATGAAGCCTCGCGCGTTGAACTTGTCCGAGAAGTAGAGCGTCCGCCCGGCGCCCAGCACAAGGCGGTCATCCCACACGCACACGTCGGCTGTGACGGGCGCTGCGGACTCGGGGCGGTACTCGTACGAAAACTGTCCTTGCTCAAGCGAGAGGCGGCAAAGCGGCGCAGCCTCGCCCATCCGCGAGTCGAGCAGAAGAAGCGTTCCCGCCTGTGGGGCAACCTGCTCAAACATCGAAGGGCGGTAGCACCAAACGCCCGCCGCTGGCGTGCCAAAGACAACCGTGTCGGCCATCTCGCAGAAGAACGCTCGCTCGCCGGGCTCTGCCCTCGTCGGCACAATGCGGTCGGCGTTGGCGTCGCTGTTGCCCCAAGGGCGAACGTCCTGCGGACTCACAGCACCCATGCTCACGGAAGGCGTCTGCGTGTGCAAAGCGAACTCGGCGTGCGCGTTAGCCGTCACATCGTAGACGTGCAGCATGTACTGCTGCGCCCATTGCCCGTAGAGCCCGAGGCCCTGCTCAGTGTCGAACGTCATCCCAAGGGTGCGTAGAAGCGTGAGAACCTGCACCCTTCCCGCATTGCTGCGAAAGGCGAAGGCGCCCAAAACCTCTTGAACGCCCGACGCCGTATCGCTGTCATTGAACTGCTGCGTGCAGTCCCATTGCCCGATTTGCCCAAAGCCTTCGCGGACCTGCACAGCCTTTCCGTGGGCGTACAGGTTGACAAGCACGGGGCCGCGGTCTGGATAGTCGTCGTCCATCCCGAGCGATAGGCTTGCAATCTCAGGCTTTTCAGTCGCCATTGGCTACTTCCTATCTTTCAACATTGAGGTTGCCGCCTTGGCCCTCGCTGCCTTTGGAGTCGGCGGATAAAACGTCCGCTCGCTAATCCCTACGGGACGGCTGTTGAGGTCGGCGTAACCCTTAGCCGGCGTTGCTTTCGGCGGTGCCGGGGTCATCCGTGCGGCTGCCGCCTCTTTGCTGGCGTAGCCGCTGCCGAACTCTTTGCCGAATGGGGTTGGGTTCTCAACCTCGGTATCTGTCTCCGATTCATAGGCCAAATCGAACAGCGCGCCCTCGTCGGTCCCCGGCTTTTCAAACATTGTCCGCAACTTGTTGAACTGCCCTTCGGTTTCCTCTCGCGTGGCCTTGCCGCGCTTCATGTTGTCGTACAATTCCTGTCGCATCTGCCGCTGTTGTGTGTAGCGGTGCTTCTCGTCAGGGGTCATACCCCTTGCCAAATCCTCAAAACCGGGACCATTCGAATCGTAATTCACTTTAACATTGCGAGGTTCCGGCATGGTACACCTACCAAACGAGGTTGACCCGCATGTTCTGCGGCGCCCTGGTGATGAAGAACCGCTCCATGTCGCTCTCGATGGCGGACAACTCGCGGAGCAACTGAGGGTTATCCCCGCCGTCGCGCACCGAGTAGTATTCCTTCGCTGCGGTCAGAGCGATCAACTTGTGGAACTGTGGGAAGTCGTCGATGTACTCGGTATCCGCAGGCGCCGTCTTGGACCAGTCGATGCCGGTCGCGTTTTCCGGCTTGCTCGGATACGGCACATAGAACACGCCAACCGTCTTGGTCACAGGGCCAGGAAAGAACAGCGCGTCCTTAATGAAGCAATACGCCGGCTGCCCGTAGCCCAACCCGGAAGTGCCGATGCTGCTGTTGTAGAGTTCCTGCAACGAGCCAACCCCGGTCAACTCCTGGGTGATTTCCATCGTCGACGGGTTGAGATAGAACACGCCTTGAAGCCGCAGCAGCCGGGGAGCGTCCACAGTTTTGCCAAGAATGCGCGGCACAACCTGCGAAAGCGAAAGCGAAGTCGCGTTGCTCACCGTGTAACTCTGCCGCTCGATAATCGACATGGGCGACAACTGCGCGATCTTCTCGCGCACCGTGTCATACGCCCCGCGCAGCGCCAACTGCGCCTGCAAGTCGCTGATAAACGTAGTGTCGCTCTCGTCGATGTACGAGCGGAACAGGTTGTAAACGTCGGTGACGTACACGGTCAGACCTCCTATTTTTTCAATGGAGCCCGCGTTCCCCACTCAGATTGCGACCCTGCCGGAGCCGCATCCAACTCCTCTTGCGTCAACCTCCGACCAGGGTAAGTTCTAAACTTACTTACACCCCGAACGGAGTGATCAATGGGTCTGCGGATCTGTTGACCACTTGCCGTGTACTCGCCAGTTGTCGGGTCTAACCCTGCGTTAGCCCTAGCGAATGCGGCGGCGTCACGCTCAGATGCGCGGTCACGTTGGGCTAAGACCTGATTTTTATAATTCGGCATAAAATCACTATCTCCCTGGTAGACGCGGGTGTCGACATCATGCAAGAACCCCTCACCTTGAGATGCGACAGGTGCAAGTTCGCGCCCCGACTGCAAAGCATCTGTCGGCTCGTTGGCGCGTCGAAGATCACGTTCTCTTTTCCTATCCCCGCGCCCACTATCTTCATACTCTGTGCTGTCAATTTTTGCATGGCGTCTGTCAGCCAACTTCCCGCGACGCATTTGATCGGCGCGAATTGCGTCATCTCGATCCTGCGCCTCTAACAACTTTTTTGCCGCTTCTTGTCTTGGCTTCATACCTAACCCCCTATCGTCCCGCTCGTAGACCCGTTGCCCGCAAGCGCGTCGCCCGGCGTGTGTTCCATGTCGCCTTCGCCCATCGGACGCGGACCCGGAACACCCTGCTGCTCAGGCGGCACCAACTGCGGGGCAGCCGGGAACACCTTGGCGGAAGCGAGCGCCTTGATCTGCTCTGCGCCTGTTCCCATCGGAACCGACACAGATACAAGCACTTCCCGAATGTAGTCCTGCACCATCGCCGCCTCAAGCAAGGTCTGCTGTGCGGTCGGGTCGCCGGAACGCTGCGCCTCTAGCGCGAGGTTCATCTCCTCGTAGTACGCAGGCGAGTTGATGAATTCCTCGAACACGTCCTTGATTGCCTCAAGGTCGTCGGAGGGGAAGATTTCAATCTGCTGGCCCATACGGCAGGCAGCGAGCAGGTCTTGCGCGTGCGAGAGCGCGACCATCTTCTTGCTTGCCGACTTCTGGCCAAGCTTGAGCGAAGTCTCTTTGAGGTACTCCGCAGGCTGGATCACGCCCGCCGTCACAAGGTTCATGAGCCTGCGCTCGCGGTCCTCTTGCGTCACAGCGAACAGGCTGCCCATCTCAATGAACACCTCGGGGTTGCCCACCAGGTCGGTTCCTGCGACCTCCTTGAACACCACCGCGCCCGCAGCCTCGTCGAAGAACTTGATGTTCTGCGACTCCGGCAAGTACGTCTGCCAGTAGACGAGAGCGACCCGCAGCGCGTCGGCAACGGCATCCTCTACATCGTCCATCGTGGCGCGTAGTTGTCCGAGGTCGTTCTCGCTCAAAGCCTCAATAGCCTTGCCCGAGGTCACACCTGAAGCTCGCTTGCCCATCGTGGTCGAGTGGATACCCGACACGTCCATCATCTCGCCGAGCGCCCGCGTCTGAATCTCAAAGAGATGTGGCGGGACTGCCGGGGCAGCCTGCCTTTGCGGCGCCGGGGCGTGCGGCTGGTAGAAGATCGGCTTGCCCGGCTCGTTGGTCAGGTGCCCTGGATTGACACCGCTGTTGAACGGCACAACCCACACCGGGTTAGAGATAGCGTCGGCAATGTCGAGCCCGAAGTTCTTGAAGCGGTTGATCTGCCATTGCAAGTCAAGCAAAGGCCACAGCACCGGCTGCCCGTAGATCCGATTGGCAATCGCGTGCGCCCGGTACGGCATGACCGGCATAACGCCTTGTGGCGTCCGCCCTTTGTAAAGGTAGGTCGTCTCTTGGTTGCCGAGTAGAATAAAGTGCCGCCCGTCACGGTGGTAAACCTCCCAGGTTTCAACCCGGTCGGTCGGCATCTTGGTGCGCTGGTCGCTGCTGCTCAGGGCCGCGCAATCCGCAATCTGCGTAGCGAATTCCGGGTACTGCTCTTTCAAGTCCTCGCGGCGGTAGATATGCCGGATGGCAACCCAGGCGCTCTCATCATAGGTCTGCGCCCCGTACTCAAACAGGAGGTCGTAGGGCGAGACGCCCTCAATCCCAATCGACTGCTTGGCGGGGTCAAAGAACACATGCAGCGCGGCGTTGCCTGCGCCCATCAGCCACCTGTTGTTGGCGGCGAGGATGCGCTTGACCTTGTTGGCCGAGTACAGGTAGCGGCACACCATCTCGGCAGCAAGCGCCTTGGTGATGTCGTCCCAACTCGGCGATCCGGGGACCACCGTAAACTTGGGCGTCGCGGTAGACATGAGCCCGCGCCACGTCCTGTCGACCTGCAAAAGCTGATTGGTGATGGTCGAATTTTTACCAGGGGTGGACGTGATAGCGCGGATCTTGGTGCGAGCGCGGTCAAACTCATAGTTCTGGTCGCCCGCAAGTTGGCGAAAGCACAGATCCCAGGTCATTACCTCTTGGAGCCTGTCACTTCTCGCCTTCTCGATTTCGGCGCGGAGATTGAGCGGGGTCTTTACCTCGTCGACAACCCCGGCTTCGCCTTCCTCAAATTCGTCTTGGTCAATCACAGCAGCCCCCCGCCGAAGCTGCCCAGTGTTTCGCCGGCGACCATGCCCATGCTTGCGCCCTTGGCGATGCCGGCAGGGCCAGCGTTACTACCAATGAAGCCGCCGATAAGACCGCCAAGGATCTTGCCCCCGGTGCCCATAGCACCTTGCAAGTCAGCCTTGCGCTTGCGATTCAGTTTCTCAAGAGCCGTTTCCTGCGGAACAGGTGCGGCGCCGCCCATGAGTTCCTGCGCTGCCGCTGCTCGCGGGTTGAAAGCGTAGGGGTCCACGGCGCCTCCTATTCGTTTAGGTCGTTGAGATTCGGCCCGTAGTCGTTGATGGTCTGCTCGCCAGTAGCGCGCATATGTTGCGCTACAACCTCGGCGGCGCTGCGAATCGCAGGGTCCGGTTCAGGCGGGGCAAGGTCGTGCATCTTTCGCACTTCGCCCTCTACCTGCTGAAGAACGCTGCCGACCGCCGAGCACATCGAAGCCAAGCCCCACATACCAATCTTGGCATACTGAACTGCGGCAACGATGCGCTCGGCGTTCTTCACGGCTTAGTCCTTGAGCGGTCGGCCAAACGGGCCTTTCTTGACCGGCTTCTGCTCGTCATTCTGCGCCGGTTCAGCCGTTTCCGCAACAGGAGCAGGTGCCTGTGAACTCTTGACCACCAGGCCGACGACGCAGGAATCTTCCACGACCACCCGCAGGTGATTCGGGTCGTGCTGAGAGATGAACTGCGTGAGCGGCGCGTACTTGACGTTGCCCGAGAAGATCGGTCCCTTGCCGTACTCGCCATCGGGGAGGTCGGCAAAGAAGGGAGCGTTCGGGATCAGCGACTCGTTCGGTTTCAGGTTCACAGGAGCCTCCGGGGGTTGGACCAAACTAGGTGAGCTTGATCATGTGGATGTAGACGTAGCACGACGGGTCGTTCGTCGTCTTGGCCGTGGTGACGCCGATGGGGTTGCCAGCGGTGTAGACCTGCGCGGCGTCGTCGACAAGCAGCCACGAAGTCGCCTTGTCCGCGAGGCCGGTCAGGCTCGCAGCGCCGGTCAGAGCCGAACCGTTGTTGACCACGGTAACGGTATCCGCCGCGCCGCCCGCCGCACCGGCCTTGATGATCTGGATGCCGATGATGCGGAAGGTCGTGCCTTCGGTCGTCGGGACAGCCTTGATGAAGGTCGAAGAAGCAGCATCGGCAATGGCGTCGATGGGCAGCACCAGCACTTGAGCGGGCTTGGTGAGGTTGGCGGTGTAGCCGGGAAGGGCCGCGTTGAGTTCCTGATTGACCTGCGCGCCGTTGGCGTCGATGGTCACAAACTTGGGATTCGCCATGAGCTTTTCTCCTGAATAAAGTGTTGGGGTAGCGGGTCAGCCGAGAACATCCCGACCGACCCGCCACCCGCAACTATTGCGGCGCTACGCCTACGAGATGCCGCACAGGACGGCGTGGCGCTGCGGCGCGCAGAAGAATAGGTTGTCGAACTGCTGCCACGCGCCTTCGTAGGCGGCGGTGCCGGGCACGCGGGTCAGAATGGCGCCGTCCTCGTCCATCCAGCCGGGAGCGGCGTAGCGGGCGAGGTAGATTTCCTTCTTGCCCTGCAAGAACATCGCGGCGTGCTTGGGCCAGTGCTGCGAGGTCTTGAACTTGATGCCCGCGATGCGCTCGGCCTGCGGGACCAGATCCGATTCGCGGCCCTGGTTCACAAAATAGCTCGTCGTGCCGGCGACGGCGGCGACGTAGGCGGCGCGCTGCAAGGGGCTCAGGATCACGGTGTCCGGGTCCATGTCCGACTTGACCTTGACCTCATCGAACACAGCCTGCACGCGCTGCGCGGTGAGAGCCGTCAGGGCGTGGACGCCCGCGACAGCCGAGGTCAGCAGGGTCGACTGCAACGTGGTCGCCGTGCCGGTGGCCGTGGTGCGGTCGATACCCCAGTGGTTCGGGTCGTACAAGTTCCCGAGGATGCCGCGCGGCTCCAAGGAGAAGTCGTACTGCGTGCCGAAGTTGACGCCCGCGCTGTCGACGTACTGCGTGTTGTGAACCGCCAGGATGATGCCCTTGCCGTCCATGCCCGTGCCGAGGGTGGCAGCGGCCAGGTCGAGGGTCGCGCCTGCCGCGTTCGCCACCACCGAGAGGGTGACGGTGCGAGCGGAGGTCGAGAACGCCGAGACGAACACCGCCGGGTTGGCCGCGCCAGCCGGTAGGACTTCGGCGAGGGTGTCGCTGCGGAACACGCGAACACGGACCCAGGTCAGCGGATTGGCGGTCACGACGCTGGCGAACGGGCGGAAGTCGCCCTGGTAGTCGTGGATCGCGTCGCCGTTGTTGGGGACCGCAACCGTGCAAGCGCCGCCCGTGGCAGCCGAGGCGATATGCTCATTGAGGACGCCCTTGCAGCGACCGCCGAACAGGTACGCCTGGTCGTTGAACTGCTTGACGTCATCTTTGACGCGGGTCATCTCTTGGTCGAGGATGCCAGCGAAGGCGCCGGGGCCGGCGTTGGCAGCGCCCTTCATGGCACGGGTCGAAACCTGAATGCGCGCGGCCAGTTCGCTCGTGGTGATGGTCAGGTCGCTGTAACGCTGCTGACCAGCCGCCGGCAGGGTGCCGGACTCGCCAATGAAGCCGATGCCGCTGTTGCGGCCCAGGTGGACCGGCGCCTTGATTTCGGAGCCCTGCCACTGGTAGGGGCTCTCCTCGATGATGTCGGCAATCAGCGCCTCGTTGTTCAGAGACTCGCTGATCTTCTTGGTGTAGAAACGCTTGAGGATTGCACTCGCGGTGCTAAGGGAAGCTGGCATTGTCGTTCTCCTGGGCTATTTCCAGCCCATTTCCCGCAAGAGGCTCTGCACCTCGGCGGTACGGGTACTGCGGTCGCCCCAACCCTTCTGGCTGGACTGCCCAGCCGAAGAATGAGAGGTGGCCCCTGCTTTGGCAGGCCGTGGCGGTGCCGAAGGCGTCGGCGCGCGTACCGGAGCGGCTTGTCCTTGTGCCTGCCCTTGCGGCTGCTGCGGCAAGTGCGGCGCGACCCACGACATGAATTCGTGGGCCACTTCTTCCAGGTTCACTTGCGGGTTTTGCGCGACCTGCTGGAGCAGGAACTTGCGCGGAACTGCCGGAAACTGCGCCTGGACTGCGGCGAGTTCGGTTGCCAACTCCTGCTTGGCATAGGCGACTTGGATTTCTTCAAGCGCCTTCTGCTGCCCGCGAACGAGTTGGTCTAGTTGGCGCACGCGAGGATCGCCGTCGTCCTCCGTTTCGCCGGTCACAGGGTCGACCAAGCCGACTTGCTCTAGTTGGCTGCGAACTTGGTCCGCAACCGCCTGCCGGGTCTGGAACTGCTGCTCCATTTGCTGCAAACGCGCCTGCGTCTGCTGGAGTTGCTGCCGCGCTTCGTTGCGCTCCCGGATCGTCTGGCTGAACCTGTCATAAGGGACGTGGTGCTTGCGCTGCTCTTGCTGTGCGCTCGGCTCAGAGGGCTGCTGCGGCTCCTGCGTCTCCTGTTTGGCCTCCGGTGCGGGCGTTTCCGCCTGTTGCTCCGTCTGCCCCTGCGCTTCTTGCTCGGGCTCCTGTTGATCTTCCTGTTCCTGCCCTTGCTCTGCGGCAAAGGCTGCCATTTCCTTCAACTCGTCCTGAGAAAGCAGCGCCATTTTTCGCTCCACAACGCCCTGTTTCGCCGGGCGGCACGTTATTGGCCTCAGTTTGGAAACAATCGCCGGGCATTGTCAATAGTCCAGCGACAATTGCGCCATCTGCGCGCGAACAACCTCGCCCGCGCTTCGCATTCCGATCTGTCCGCCGTCAAAGTCCTCGTCGTCGTCGAAGGCGTAGTCCGCCGGGCTCTTGCCAGTGAGCCGCTTGAACCTCGCCTTGTCCTCCAAGGTCTGCGGGCGCTCCTTGGTGTCGACGCGCATCTCTGGGGTGATCTGGTCCCGCCCGATCAGCGCCATTGCGAGGGCGAACAGCATGTCGTCGTGGTTCGGACGCAGAGCTTCCGCCCGCAAACCGTCCTCCGACCACATGAAGTCGTTGATTTCCGTCTGCAAACGCCCGTCGATAAGGTCCACCTTGCGCTGGCCGATGTACTCGATGAGCAAGTTGATCAAAACGTCGCGGTTCTTCTTGCTCGTGGTGAAGCCAAGGCGCGGCTCGACCGGGTTGCCGACGCTCGCCATCTTCACTTCGCGGTACACCCGCTGCGCTCCGGCCTCGACAAGCCGGTTGAGCATGTCCAAACCGTTGTTGTTGCGCTCGGCGACGATGAGAGCCCCGTACCTGTCGGCAATCCGCTTCACTTCGGCGGCAAAGTCAGGAACAGCGGTCCTTCCGTAGAAAGTTGCGACTGTCACAGGCTTGTCATGTAGGGTCGCGTCGATGAGATATGCCGCAGAAAAGTCGCCGTCCTCGTATCCGCCGGCTGTATCTACGCCCAGCACATAGGCTTTGTACCTCTCCGGCGCCCTATATTCCACATACCCCTGCACCAACTCCGCAGAGGGGAAAGAGATCTTGGGGAACACCCGGCCCTTGCTCGAAACGAACGCCAACTCCGGGACAATCGGGAAGTTTTCGTGGAACTTGCGCCAGTTGTAGTGCAGTTCGTGGAGTTTGACGGCGGCGAAGTTCGCCTGGCCCTCGTCGATACCCCACTTGTCGATGTACTCCCGCAGTTCCGGCGTGAACGATGATCGTGGAACGTCGCGCGGAAGGTGCTTTAAGGTGTACTGCTTGTCTAACACCCACGGGACAAACAGCTTTTTCCATCCGCTGTTCGCTTTCCACATCTCCCAGCCGTAGCCGAGGCCGTTTGCAGTCGTCTCGTAGACCGCGCGACCGCCCATCTTCGCGCCGCCCTCGATGGCGCCCACAACGTCCATAGGGTTGTCGTAGAAGGCGAATTCGCTGTAGTGCCGGAAGTGCAGCGTCGCGCCGCCGCGCATCTGTGCCGCCGTGCCGACCCGGTAACTGCCGCCGTGCCCGAACACCAACTTGTTCTCTTGGTCCCGCTTGAGCTTCATAGAGCCCTGCTTGAACCACCACGGCAGCGCCTCATACCAGCCGCGCACGTCTTGGAACAACTCGATCGCGGACTCCTGGCTGTGCGCCACGGTCGCGCAAGCAACGCCTTCGTTGAACAACGCCTGCCAGAAGAAGTACCCGAGGATCGCCCGCGAGAAGCCCATGCGGCGGGCCTTCAGCACATAGGTCGCACCGTTCTCCTGCACCGCATCGATCAGCAACTTCTGACTCGTCCGCAGCCGGAACGGGATCAACTTGCCCGTATCGCGGTCGATCACCTTGAGGTAAGTGTTCGCAAAATAGTGGAAGTCCTCCTTACACCTCAGCAATTCTTCCGCAAGGATTGCCGTCGCCCCACCTCGGGCGTCCGCTGAAAGCCCTGTTTCTGTTTCGGCCATGTCAAACCCCGCAACGCCTGAATCGGCGTCGGTCCCTCAAAACTTCCCAGTGCCTGCCCGTACTCGTTCAACTTCCGCGCGACAAACCCGCCTTCTTTCAAGCACTCCAACTCCACACACTCCAACCGCCACCACTCCCCACGCTCAAACGCCGCCCACTTGTTCCCCATCCGCTTGACGACCCCGTACCGCCCCAAAAGCCTCCGAAGAACAGGGTCCATCCTCGCCCACACAGCGGATTCGTCCCACAAATCCAACCCTTCCAACCCCGTCTCTATCCGCACAGAAGCACCCATCCCAACAACCTCCACACAAGCAACCCCTTCCACATCCCCCATTGCTTTTTTACCCCAAATATGCTAAAGGGGAACCTACGTTTAGAGGAGGGGATAGCGAAGGCGGTCCTCGCAAGAGGATGCCCCGCCGAGCGTCTAGGGGTCGCGCGGTTGCACGACGGTAATACAGAGGCCAGAAAGCCTCAACGCACCAACCCCATCCTCCCTCCCCCCACAACCCCCGCACCCGTTCGGGCTCGACTCGCCTGCTGCCTCACAACAGCCATCGTCGCCTCCTGCCCAGCCTCCAACGCCTCGTAAAGCGGGATCACAACGTCCTCTACCCACCCGCGTACCTTCTCCTCCCGCCAAGTCGGATCCGGCAGGCTATGCCTCCCCGCCTCCCTCCACGCCTTGCGCTGCACCGTATGCTCGTCCGCCCACTGATGGTTGGCCGGCACCGCCCCCAAATGCAGCAACGCCTCCTTGACACTCTGCTCCCATAACCGAACAAACACCCAAAGGTTGCTGTCCGCATCCAACGTCTCTAACCCGTTCAGAAACGTCGCAAACACCGTGCAGTAGTCCCGCCGCAACCGCAGCAACAACGCATCCACCTTCTCGTAATTCGTCATGCTCCGCATCCTCATCCCTCCTGTATCGTCCGGTACTTCTTCACCGCCTTAAGCACCCCAAGGTCGCTCGGCCCCAAAGGCTCCCGCGTCGGCAACCTCCCGTTCAACACCGCCCGTGCCTTCGCAGTTACCACCATCCGATGCCGCTTGCTGCTCGGCTGCTCCGTCTTGCTCGCAGGCATCTCCGGGTACACCAAGTCCTCCCCTGCCTCGTCTAGCAACTGCGCCTCGATTACCTCCGCCTCAGAGAGATCAGGCGCCAAAACTTTCAACGGATGTTGCGGTGGGAGAGAGGGGTGTCCATCTACTTTAGCACCTGCCCTATTCGTCTTTTTTTCCTCTATATCAGGTTGCTGCTCACTCTGACTTTGGCCCTCCTC